GATCAGGTGCCACCGCTCGCACGGCACCGGCACGTCTGACAGGCACACAAAACGATGCGGCCCCATATGCGCCGCCACACCATCGCGCAGCTTGGCAACCCATTCCGGGGTGTAATGCCCGCCGGAGCGCAGAACGCAGGCCACGGTGATCATGTATTCTGGCCGCGCCCCAGTGGGGGTCAGGGAGGCGATCATTCCTCACCTTCAAAATCGGGGAAAAGGCCCTTGGCCTGATCCAGCTTTCGCATGATCCACTCTCGCTGCTCGGCTGTTTCAAACGATCCCCAAGCGTGGATCGTTCCGCAGGCGCGAACCACCAGAAGCGCGGCAACATCGTCACCTTGCGAAACCTGCTGGATGCGCTGACGGGCGAAGTCCACCGACCCATTTCCTTGAACGTCGTTGACTGGAGGATCGGCGGCGGGGTCTCTTTCAGGCCCTTCTTTAATAGCGGGAAACCACCCGCCGGAGCCTGCATCAATGATATTCTCGCAGGCCGCGCATTCGGCCTCGCCATCCGCCCGAAGACTGAAGGTCGAGCATCCACAGGAGCACACCCATATCTGCGGCACGGGCGCGGGAAAATTCACCACGCTCATCCCCGCACCACCGATCCGGCCAGCCGGTTGCCAGCACCGCGCGCCAAAAACTGCCCAATCAGATCGCGCACCACCAAAAGCACCGGGCGAGCACCCTCTGCGCTTCGGTTGCTCAGATCAAACTCTGTAGCCAATGGTCCAACCCTTTCCGACTTCACGCGATCATGGGCAACATAGGTCGGTTGCATCCCCCCCGGCGTCCCGGCCTCGTAAATCGCCACCTCTGCGGTTGCCTTCTTGATCTCGGTCGGCACTTCGTCATTTGCGACGCTGTAGCCGTTTCGGTCCACGACATAAGACCGAGGCCACGCCAACGCCTGCTCACCGTCTTGGTGCCCGCGCTCTTTAATTTTGTAGCCCGCCCAATGATGGCTTTCGGAAATGAAATCCGTAGCCCGCACGATTGCCTGCTCAAGCGCCGCGTCGGTATAGGCGCTGTAGTCGTTTCCGCGCGCGTCGTGGTATTCCTTGAGCCACGCCAGCGAAATGAATGCGTCGGCATTGGTAAGGCCAGTGCCATCCTCGACCACGATAGCCATCATTCATTGCCCATCTTGGCGCGCAGCGTCTCAGAATCCCAGCCCGGGAAAGGCCGCTTCCCCATGATGCGTTGATACTCGGCGCGCAGGGCCGCGATGTTATCACCAGCCGGGGCGGCACGCACACCACGCTTTCGGGGGCCATCGAAAGGCTCATGCTTCGCTGGGTCGAATGCCGCCTTGACAATGGTCGCCCAACCGCGCGGGCCACCATGCTTGATCTTGATGCGCTCTTGCATGTCATCTCTCCGATGGTTTCGAGAAAGGAGCCGCGCGAACGCAGCCCCTCAGCCGAAAATCAGCCCATTGGTTAATCAAGATAGAGTCAAACTATCACCCGAGCAACAAAGCCATATGCTCGGGTTTCACAGCCTTCACTCCCCAGCAGATCGCGACTTCGTAGGTCACTTGGCGGTATTGGCGATACACCGAAACCTCGAAGGAAAGACCCGAAACGGGGTCCGTAATGATGGTCCGGTCATCCGCCTGATCGCCACCCGAAGGAACCGCAGGAACACGCGCTGCAAGCTGGATCGCATCGCGCGAAAACACCATATTTGCGGTATAGTTGCCAGCACCGATAACAGTGTCGCCGTCGCTGATCGACGTCACAAGGCCGGGATTGGCGAGATTCAGCACCGTGTCAGTGCCACCAGTCTCAGCATCGGTAATCAGATACTTGTAGCCATCCGATGCGAACTCCACGATATCGCCATCAACGAATGCGCCGGTGCCGGTGTCGATATTCACATCATTCGTGCCCGCCGCGTAGCCCGCGACATTGTCCACCAGATAGGTAGGCGAGAGTGTGGACAGAGCGCCAGCACCAGCCGTGTGCAGCTTGATCTTATCGGACGCATACATGCCAAAACCGAAAAGTTGCTCCATCTGACCGAATATTCGCGCCCGTCCATTTCCCGCCTCGTTGACGCGGAACATAGACGGCTGCTTGCCAAGAAGCTTGGCTGTTGCCGCCGAGCCGATCACGGCGGCGCGATCAGTGCGCGGTGCCCCGTTGTCATCCAGGATGCGCATAGCCTCAGTCAGGTCAGTCAGATCGTCGCCTGTGCCAAAAGGCGTGGTGCCAGGTGTGCCATAGGCGCGCGATGCGTCCACGTAAAGTTCCGCAATATCATCCTCGATCTCATTAGTCAGCGTGCGGAACGCATGTGCAAAACGCTGCTGGGCGATGGTTTGATTGGACTGCCCGAGGGCGCGCTCTTCCTCACCAGTGAGATTGAAGGACACCTTTCGCTGGTTGCTGATCGTGATGTCAACGTAGTTAATCGTTTGATCAGTGCCAGCCGCCGCGATGTTGGTCGGCGTGATGTCCGCGCCCGCCATGGTCGGCACAACCGGCGAACGGACGGTTTGATCCGCCGCTGCCATCTCGGCAGTCGCATCACGCGACACGGCGGGGATGAATCCGATCAGCTCGCGGCTGACAACATTCATCGCATTATACATGACCGGATAAAGGCCAGTGAGTGTATTAGCCATTGGAATTCTCCTCTATGGCGTTGAGTTGCAATTACCGGACGGTTCGTCCGAAAACGGGCCATCCGGCCCCAGCGCCACCACCCATCCGGGTCATGGCCATCAGGTCAGTCAGTGACCTGAATCCCCTCGGCAGTGACCATTTTCTGCGCTCGGGCAGGATCACTGCTGTTGATCTTGTCGAATTCGGCGCGGCTAATCGTCTTGCTGGCACCGCCACCTCCGCCACCTCCAGGGGCACCCGAGCCATTCTGGCCCCGGCCCTTCATGATGCTGTCCCGATAGGGAGATTGCTCGATTAGCGCTTCGATTGCCTCGTCGAAATTAGCAGGCTCGCCAGGGCGCTCCTTGGAGTAAATCTGGTTTCCGTTGGCGTCCTTGGCGACAACCTTGCCATCCTCGATGGTGAAGTGATCGCCAAATGTCTTTTCGACCATCGGCACCGGCACGGCCAGTTTCTCCGCGATGAATTGCGACCGCGCGAAGCTGCCGCCGATCTTTTCTTGGCGAAGCTGCTTTTCCAGCGTCTCGGCCTTTTCCAGGGTAGGTCTATATTTTTCCTCGACCGCCTTGATAGCCTCAGCCTTGACCTTTTCGACCTCACCGGCATCGACCAGCCTCTTGTCGTCCAGATTTTTAACGATATCCAGAGCCTTGATCGCGGCCTGCGGGTCTTCGATACCCTCGAAAGCCTTGAGCGCCCTCTCGGCCTTGTCCTTAGCCTCTCGGTGGCCCTTGGCCTCACTGCCGAGCGTCTTGATCTTTTCGGACATGGCTGGCACGTCCATTAGCAACTCCTTGTCGCCATCGATGTAGACTGGTTTCCCGTCTTGCACCTTGGCGTAGGTTTCGCCTTCAATTTCCACAGTCTGGAGTTTCATGATTGGTCCTTCTGCGCATCCGCGCTCTGCTGTGGGCTATCCAGCCCGGTTGCGCCGTCCGCATCCGCAGGAACGGCAGTTTGGTTTCGGTGGTCTCGTTACTCTGCTGCAATGGCGGACGGGACTTCATCCTCGCCTTCCATCTCGCTCAGAATCTGGTCAAGATCATCATCGCCGTCATAGTCACGGTCGATGATCCCGCGCCGCTTAGCCTCATGCACAAGTTGTTGGCGGCTGATCGTGCCCGCTTGATACATCGCGACAATATGGCTGAAGCTATCATCGTCGCCAAAGCCAAGATCAAAATCGGTATTGATTGTGACAGTCGCATCGCCGTCGATCTTGAGCCACATGGCAGTGATTTGCAGCGCGCGCTCCAATGCATCCTTGAGATTGATCGCCCATGCCTGGATGGCGCTATTGCCCTTCTGCGCGGCAAATGCCGTTGTCACAACCGTGAGATTTCCAGACTGCGCCGTGAGCGGCTGACGTCCAAGCTCTCGAAGCTCTCTGATCGTGTCCTTGATGTCGGTGGCGAGGAACGACAACGAAGTAGCCGAAGGCTCGATAAAACTCCACGATCCGCCACTGCCAGTCTCTGACGCCCCCCCATAAAGGACGGTTTTTGGCCCAACGACAATTGACGCAGGCTTGCCGTCTTCCCCAACTTGAGGGTCAACACCATCCGCCGAAAGCATCGGGAAGGCGGTAAATGTCTTGGCACTCTTGAGCGCATTTTCCTGCTGGTAAAGATCAATCTGCAAATCCGCTGCGTCTCGCATCGGCGGGTGGATACGCCAGCTTTGCCCAATGCGCCGCCCGGCCAGAAACGGCACCATCGGAATGATGCCAATGCTGATAGGTGCGGGGCCTTCTATCACCAGCCATTCATCTTGACCAGCCTTGATATTTTCCTGCCTTTCCCAAACGGTGTATGTCGCGGGAGCGTAGCCTCCACCCTCGATCTTTTCGCGGTCCAAAACCCGGACGCGCTCTTTGGTAACCTCCCTGAACCCATGGCGCTCCGTCACGCTTTCAGAAAGGCGCACGTGAACAAACTGCTCGCCGCCGTTGATCTGGGCTGAGTAGACAGCTAGCACACTGGACGCTGGATAGCGTGTCCAGTAGGGGCGCGCGCCCAGCCTTGCCTCATCCGCCCGCGTTGCATTGGCGGGCACGTCCTTTGTGTAGTCAACCATGATCCAGTCAACCGCAGCATTGATGCCCGCAAAAAACACATCGCCCGCGAAGACGTGGAGGTTATTGCCCCGTCCATCCACATCCTCAGCAAACAACTGCAAGTCTGATGCAGCGTCATCGCTGATCGCCACTTTGGTACCGAACGGCTTTTGTGCCAGGTTTTCCAGGATATCACGATAGATGTTGGTGAATTTCGCGTGCTGCTTACGCAGATCATATTCGGCCCGGCTTTCCACCTCGAATTTGGGAAGATACATCTCGCCCGCCGCGCGCATAGCCTTGGCACCACCGAGAATCGTCTCGACCATGCGCCAGTAATCGGCCATCGCCCTGTGATCGGCGGACGGGCTGTTCGGTTTTTCGTCCATTAATCACCTGTATCCGTATGTGCCGACAAGCACCTTGGGGCGGGCGGGCTTTGCCAATTCCATGAAAGCCCGGCTCGCGGCGTCCACTTGGTCCTTGAATTTCCCAAACGGAAAGGCGGACATCTCGTCCAGAAACGCCACGTTCCATGCCCCCTCGATCAGAGCCACATTGCCCGCCTCGGCCTGCGCCGATAAAGGCTCAGCGCGCGTGATCTTGTCGCCGCTCTCCGGGCTGGCTCGGTAGTCATGCCCCGCAAGCTGCGCCACGAGGTATTGTGCCTGCGATTTACCAGCCTGTCCTGGATCTTGCGGCAAGCTGCCTTTCACTGCCCCATAGGTCGCCTTGTCCTGCGCCGCCGTGTTGACGATCAGCCGCTCAGCCTCATTAGCCGTGCCCTGTATCCGGGTCGCATTCGCGATAATGTATCGCCCGTCCGGCGTTCGTCCCATTAGCACGCCCGCCGTCCACGCGGCGTTTGCGTCCTTCGTCGCGGCCAAGTCCCAAGCGCGGACCCATCGTGTTCCGACTGGCGCTGCGCCTGTAGTGCCGAACCATTCCCGTCTGAACAGGCCACCGCCGCGTGGCACAGGCCGCTGTTGAAGCTGCCCTGCCGCCGCGTAGCTGCCCATCGTTCGCTCAAGCATCGCGACCTGTTCCTCTGGAAACCTGTCTGGAAACATCAACTCGCCATCCTCGGTGCGCGGGTCTGACCAGCCTATGCCGGTCGTGCATCGACGATCAGGCTCGAAGCGCATCGGGAGGCAAAGATGCTCATAATCCAGCCCGAGATCGAGAATCACCCCGGACGTATCCTTTTCGCTGAGGCGCTGCATGATGACCACGATTGCCGAGCGTTCATTGTTTACACGGGTCGGCAGGGTCTCGGTAAATGTGATCCTGGCGTTTTCAAGCTCAGCTTCTGAGTTGGCAGCGTCCGCGCTCAGCGGATCATCGAGGATCACGCGGTCACCGCGCGAGCCGGTCATTGACGTGAAGGCCATAGCCTCGCGAAAGCCGGTGCTGTCATTCTCGAATTTCGTCTTCGCGTTCTGGTCTGTTGTCAGCGTCGTTGGCCAGCGTTCCTGAAACCACGTCGATGCAATTAATCGGCGGCACTTCATGCTGTCCCGAACCGCGAGGTTCTGCGAGTGCGCCGTTCCAATAAAGCGGCTCTGCGGCATTCCGCGCGGCCCCCATTCATAGGCGGGCCAGATCACGCCAGTAAGAAGCGATTTCATCGACCCCGGCGGGACGTTCATCAGCAGCCGCGTCAGATCGCCCTTCGTGACCGCTTCAAGGTGCTCACAAATCGCGTCCAGTGCCCAGCCCCATTTCAGCGGGGTGGCAGGCTCCAAAATGTGCCAACACTCTCGGGCAAATGCAGCGAGGCTCCGGCGGCAAATCTCTTTCTCGATTGCCAGCCGATCAGCCTCGCTAAGCCGAATCGGACCCGTCACCACTCATCGCCTTGTGAAGCTCGGCCAGGGCCGCGTCGGACAGGCCGGATACGTCAAGCCCGACCTTCGGTGTCATACTACCGTCGCTGCTGGTGAAGTCCTGCTTTTCCGTCCACCCGGCCACGCGGCTAAGGACATACTTTGCCGCGTCAAGAGAACCATCCGTAAGGCTGTCCATAAGAACTCGGACCGCATCACCTTTGAGCCGCTCGCGCGCCGTAAAAATCTCATAGCGGAAATGCTTTCTCAGAGTATCATCAGTGATATTCAGGCAGTTGGCGATATCATTGATCCTCGACCCGGCCATAACCGCGCGCTCCACAAAAATGCGGTCGTTTTCGGTCGGCTGATATTCCTTGCCCTGTGCCATCAATCCCATCCACCTAAGCGCGGATGCGCCTCAGCGGCGCGCGGCGCACTTTCAACATGCCAGTCCTTGAACGCCGAAAAGCTATCTTCTGACGGCTTAGCGAAGTGATAATCCACAATACCGCGCAGGTAATCGCTGATCGGGCTGCCTTCGCTGATCTCGTAAAATTCAATTCGCTTGTTTTCGTTCAAATTCATCGACGTGCGAACCGCAACGGTATACTCATCATTTTCCAGCAAAATGAACTTGGCGTGAAACCGCGCGAGCCTCACGCTGTCCCGCCCGAACCTCTCCAGAAGGCTGGCGTAGTATTTCGCTTGTCGCTGCGGGAAGCTGCGATCCACCAACCAGCGCATATTCAGTATGTTTCTATCCTGCAGCATTGCCTCGGCCTGCCGGATATCAGCCGCCGCCGCTGTCCATGTCCCTATATCAATGCGGCAAGGACCGATCTGCCTGGCGATATGCCGCAGAATGTCGATCATGGAAAAATCGCCCTTGGTGAGGCCGAAGATATCGCAACCCTTTGAAACATCACCGATACAGCGAGCGGCGCTCTCGCCCCGCGTTCCGTGCCTAAAGTCACGTGTTACATTATCACGCCTGACGCTTTCAGCTTTCACTACTCAGCGCCTCCCCAACTTTTGGCTTTTCCGCCTCGATTTCAGATTGGACCTCTGCCGCACGATCCGCCTTGAGCCATCCCGCGACGTGAACGAACCCCGCTTTTTGCAGGGTTCGCATTTTTGTGACGCGGGGCTTCATGCGAACACCACGCCGTTGACTTCATCAACGCGATATTCTTCAACCCAACGACCATCAAGCCAGACCTTCTCGCCTTCGGCGCGGTAGGCGACTTGTCCGTCACGGCTGATACGCACTTCGCAGTTGCGGGCTTTGTAGTGATCGCGGATTTGCTTTTGGGTTGCGTTGGTCATCTGCGTTACTCCGGTTCCGGTTCGGCATGATCGCCCTTCCGATAACCCTTTG